GCGATGGAAGAAACGGGAAAGGTAGTAGTAGACGGGGTGGTATATTGCCTGATATGCGTAGCTAAACTGGCGTTGATAATAACAGCGCCAGTATGGGCGCTGCCGTATACGATATGGAGAAAGGGGCGTAAGCAGTGAAATACAGACAGTGGAAAAAGAACTATAAGAAAAAGCATGGAGTAAACCCGCCGTTAGAGCTGGACAAGCGAAAACAGCGCAGGCTTGCAAGAAAAATGGCAAGACAGATAAATAAAACCTTGCCAACAGCAGCAGAAACATTGACGGCAGCTATTAACCGCTGGGCGCAGAGTATAAAGCCAGCACTGGCGACATTATGCGAGAACGTAGCAGCGGCGTTTAGCAATATGGCAGCAGGATTGAGAGAAGAAAGCGAGGCGGTAGAAAATGACTAATATTTTACTGGGAATTATAGCACTGGAATTGCTGGCTATATTTTCAAAGCTGGACAAACTGGAAGAGAGGGGCAGAGAGAATGAATAACGTATCACTTACAGGGCGGCTTACAAGAGAGCCAGAGCTTAGATATGGCGGGCAGGACAATAGCACAGCTATTACCCGCTTTACGCTTGCGGTAGACGACGGGAAAGACACAGATTTTATAAATATTAAGTGTTTCGGACGTACTGCGGAATGGGCGCAGAAATGGTTAAGCAAAGGCAGCAGGGCAGAGGTTACGGGCAAGATTAAAACAGGCAGCTACGAGAGCCAGCGCACGGGCAGCAAGGTATATTACACAGAGGTTGTGGCAAATAGCGTAGGATTTGGAGAGAGCAAAGCAGAGGCAGAGGCGAGAGGGCAGCAGCTGCCGGAGAGTGACGGGTTTATGAATATCCCAGAGGGAGCAGACGAAGAGCTGCCGTTTAATTAACAGAAAGCGAGGTACAGAACATGGAGCAGGAAGAAACAAAGACAACAGCGGCAACAGGGGTAGAAATGCCGCCAGAGGCTGAAAGCTGGGTACAGCTGCACGAAAGCGAATTAACAGAGCTGATGCAGAAACAGGCAAAGGCTGCAATAACGGAACTGAAACGACAGGAAAAGCAGGAGCGAAAGAAAGAGAAATACCACAACACTTTTACGCTTATGAAATGCTACCGTGATGCGGTTTTCCATATCGAGAACGCAATAAGCGACGGGCAGCAGTTGGAGCTTAAGGGTATGACGGACGAGCAGCAGCGTACATACTTAGAGAGTATCAGACGCACACGCTTTAAGACATTGATAATGACAGCGCATATAGACAAGGCGGTAGAAGAGATAGAACGCCGTAGAGAGGCAGCAGGCAGAGGCGTAGAGTACAAGGCTTTTGAAATGTATTTCATGCAGGGCATGGACTATGCGGAAATCGCAGAGGAACTGGATACAGGAAAGAACACACCGAGGCGCTGGGTTACGGGCATCATAAACGAGCTGTCAGTATTATTGTGGGGGATTGACGAAGAGAGGGTAAAGTAAGTGTTTGAAAAAATAAAAGCATGGATAAAAAGAAAGCGGGAAACAGCGAGAGAACAGCAGGCGGCAGACAGGTTGATAAAGCATATAGAGCAGGCGTTAGGATTTGAGCTTTACGAGTGGCAGAGGTTATATATAATAACTGGGATATGGCAGCCGCCAGAGGGACGGCTACACGGAAGAACGACAGCATATATATTGCGGCTATTATTAGACCAGAGTAAGCCGCTGCTGCTATATGAGTTTTCACAGGTGGCAGCGTATGCGGATAACCCATTTATGGGGCGGCAATATCAGCCAGTACCCATGCAGTATGCAGGCTGGTTTAGGCACGAGATAAGGAGTATATACGAGCAGCTAAGAGCAGCAGGCGTGCCAGTAAGAGAAATGATAACAGAGCAGCAGCGGGTAATATCGTGGTAAAAACGTGGTGTTTACATGGGAAAACAAAAGAGATACAATGGTAGCATGAAATGAGTAGGCGATAGCTTAAGCCATGTGCGGCAGCAGTTGCCTACTCTTTTTCTATTCATTCTTTAGCCTCCACCCAGCGCATGAAACTTAGGGCGCTGGGGAATGAAGAAAGAGAGGGGACAGTATGAAAGCATGGGCTAAGAGTTTTTATTTATCAGCGGCATGGGAAAAAACCAGAGCCGCTTATTTAATGTCACAAGATTATATTTGTGAACGCTGCGGGCAGCCCGCAAAGATAGTGCATCATAAGCGCTGGCTTAACAGAGAGAACATAAACGACATAAGCGTTACGTTGTGCTGGGATAACTTAGAGGCGTTGTGCCAAGACTGCCACAACAAGGAACACCACAAACAGGAGAGGCATAAGCGGTATCAGTTCGACGAGAACGGCGGCATACTCCCCCCATATCAGAAAAATAATTAAAGGGGGGCGAATACCGAGGGGGATACCCTAAAATTACCCTACGGGCGTGCGCACGGGTGGTGTAGGGGGTGTGGTGCGGCGCAGGAATGGAAAGCGGGGTAAAGGAATGGCAACAAAGAAAGAGAAAACCAAAGAACAGAGGATAAAGACCGAAAAGACCAGACTTAAGGGAATTTTCAAGGACTTAGACGAAAACAAAAGAAAATTAGTAACGCCGCTGATAGAAAAGGCTGCATTTATGAGCATTGAGCTGGACGACTTGCAGGCGAAACTTGAAAAAGACGGCTGGACGAGTGAGTACCAGAACGGGCAGAACCAGTGGGGAACAAAGAAAAGCCCAGAGGCAGAAACCTACATAGCGCTTAGTAAGAACTATGCAGCAGTGATTAAGCAGCTTACGGAATTAGTACCAGCTGCGAAACGAAAGACAAGCAGGCTGGCGGCTTTGCGGGAAGAGTAAGCAATATTGCCGCCTTATCGAAATTATATCTATGAGTACCACGCAAAGATTACAAGCGGCGAAATCATAGCGGGAAAATGGATAAAGAAAATATACGAAATCATTATAAACGGGCTGCAAAAGCAGGAGTATTTTTTTAATGCAAAGGCTGCGAATAAGGCTATACGGTTCATAGAGAACTTTTGCCACCACAGCAAGGGACGTAATGATTTAATCAAGTTGGAGCTATGGCAGAAAGCCATAGTTTCTGTTATTTTTGGCATACAGGACGCAGAAAAAATACGTATTTTCCGTGAAATTTTTATTGTAATTGGCAGAAAAAACGGAAAAAGTCTATTTGCATCTGCGATTATTGCATATATGGCGTACTTAGAGCCAGAGTATGGACAAGAAATATACTGCTTAGCGCCGAAATTAGACCAAGCGGCGCTGGTGTATGACGGATTTTATCAAATGGTACAGGCAGAGGACGAGTTAGCGGAGCTGGCAAAGAAACGGCGCAGCGATATTTATATTGCGGAGAGCAACACGGTAATAAAACCGATTGCTTTTAATGCCAAGAAGTCAGACGGATTTAACCCGCAGCTTGTGGTATGTGATGAAATGGCAGCATGGAGCGGGGACGCTGGACTAAAGCAGTATGAGGTTATGAAATCCGCTTTAGGCGCACGTACTCAACCTATGATATTGAGCATAAGCACTGCCGGATATATCAACGACAGTATTTATGATGAACTAATGAAACGTAGCACAAGTTTCTTGAAAGGAAACAGCAAAGAGCGCAGGCTATTACCATTCCTTTACATGATTGATGATGTGGAGAAGTGGAACGACATAGACGAACTGAAAAAGGCTAACCCTAACATGGGCGTATCCGTAAAAGAAAGTTTCTTTATGGACGAGATAGCAGTAGCAGAGGGCAGCTTAAGTAAAAAAGCAGAGTTCCTTACAAAGTATTGCAATATCAAGCAGAATAGCTCTATTGCATGGCTGGAATATCAGACGGTAGAGAACGCCGGAGTAGAAAAGACCTTAGAGGACTTTAGGGACTGCTACGCAGTGGGCGGTATCGACTTAAGCCAGACAACGGACTTAACGGCAGCCAGTGTGGTTATTCAGAAAGACGGTACACTGTATGCGTTTACACAGTTCTTTATGCCACGGGGCAGGCTGGAATACTTACAGGCTACGGACGGCGTGCCGTATGACATATTCGTTAAAAAGGGGCTGATAACCTTAAGCGGCGAGAATTACGTAGATTACCACGACGTTTACGGCTGGTTTACTATGCTGCTGGAAGATTACGGCATACGACCGTT